CCCATTTTTCTTTTTTTGCAGTTGCGGTCTTTAGTTCATTCGCATATTTTCCGAAAAGCTTTTCATTGCCTGTCGCGAAAAGGACCTCGACCATGTTTGTTCGTGTGAGAAAAAAAGAAAACAATTGAACCTGATCTCCACCTTTTCCGCGTTTTAGGGCGATGACATACTCAATAGCACTATATCTGTCAAAGAATCGAATTAAGTTCTGATAACTTCCGTGAATATGTGTTCCAGATTGACCGTCAAGGTTGCCCGTGGCCTTGTTGCGAGATCTGCCTTTTAAAACCTTTAAACTTGCTGGTACTCCGTCTTTGCCCCTGCCAGTGGGATCGAAAGCAATTATGTCCTCGATTGGCAAACCGGTGGGGGTCTTCTGGTTCACTTGTTTTCCAAAAGTCAAGGCAGCGAGGAAACCCTCAAAAACAAATCCTGCAGGAGATTCACTAAAATTGCGAAGTATGGCGGCGAGCGATTCTAAGAGGATAAGTGAGGAGATCATTCTCCCCGGAGATCTTATGGCGGAGGAACTCTCAAAAGGTTTAAACAACTTGTCAAATTTCTTTTTGATGTCCGTCTCTGCACCAGCAGCTTTCAATACAAACTTCTCTATTCTCTTAAAGTCTGCAGAGTTTGGGTCGCCCCAAGATTCATTTGGTGTAAACTTAGGGAGAGGAATTGTCACACTGTCACCAGATTCGTCTTCGGTTAGTACTGGTGTTCCTTTAACCTCTCTCTTTCTTTGTGCCTCGCCAAGTTCGAACTCACTGAAGAGACTCTCGTACAGTTCTTCTTCGTCTTCTTCCTCATCCACATCCCCTTTGGGGCGGAACTTAGTTGCATCGGTACTGCCATATATGGACTCAACACCGCCAACATTTGTTGGGTCGTCCATTGGTCCGCCGACGATTTCATTAAAAAGTTCTTCGATTAGTTTATTCTTGTTCATCCTTGATCTCCTCGATGACTTTTGCTAGGTCCAAACATGCAGGGTCTGTCTTGTTGTCTGTCACGTGATAATGACAGATGACACCCTTGAAGGAACTCGCCTTGATTACTCCTCTAATTAGTTCGCCATTGGCATTTGGGAACTCTAAAGGCACATTATAGAATTTGGTGAGTGATTTTATAAGTTGTTTAAGTGCCTCGACTTGCACATCGTAGAAACCGAGGTGTTCTGGAAAGGTTTTTCCATGGAGCTGAGATGCAGGAGCAAGAGGTCTTCTTGGGTCGTACTTCTTCGCATACTTCATATAAACAGCATTACTGATTTCAATACCGATGCTCTTTGAATTTACCCCGCGAGCATGCCAACCAACATGGTTTGTGTCCATTAACTGATGAATGGTGCCGTCGTTGTTGATGCAGAAGTGTGCTGAGAGTCCTCGTTGACCGAGAACCTTTGCACACTGCTCTGAACTGAGGCAACCATCCCAGTGAACAACGATCTTATCGACATTTTGCTTTCGATTGCCTTTGATGAATTTGTACTGATCTGACTTGCACATCAAGGCACCTGGTTGTGTCCACAACTCCACCTTGTCCCAACTGATATCAACATCAACATCGCTGCATACAATGTTTTTTGATGGTTTCTCTGGTTCAGGTTCTGGTTCTGGTGTTGGTTCTCTACTTTGAACCTCTTCTTGAAACTCTGTGCTAGATTTTAAGGTCTTTTCTTTTTTCTTTCCGTGCAACAGGGTCAATATCGCATTAATTATTTCTATTATTAACTTCATTTTTGACCACCTCCTTCTTAAACTTATTGTAATACATCAACTGTTGTGAGGCATCTTCCCACGAATCAATTGTCAAGTATGACTTGTAGATATCCGGATAAGACTTTACGAACTTTTCCATCACTTGGCGCTTCCAGGTTGCCAGGTCGTGCTCGTCTTCGTTCTTGATTCTCTTGATCGCTTCTTCACTGACACCGGATGCACGCATGGTGATGTACCCAGTTTCCAGAGAGGTAATCAAGCGACTGTACACAGTGAACATGAACATGAGAATCTCGTTCTCCACGACGAATAGAGGTCGGTTACGCATCTGGAATATAATCTGCAGTGCCTCCATTGTTCGCTGAAACAACATCCCGAAGAAGAAGCACCCCAAACCAATTAAAAATACTACTGTCGTGTTCATTCAAACTCCCTGTAAACAAAAAAACACTGCAAGTCCATTATACAACATTGCAGTGTTTTTGTAAAGTGTTTTCTGTTTGAAACTACTGGTTCAAGCGGTCCATGACACGTTGAGTGATTTCAGCAACGAGTTCGTCGAGGTTGGAAGTGCCTTCGGCCATTTCAACTTCTTCTTCTTCGTCACCCATCATTTCAGCATCGTCTGCTGCGGTTTCCATGTCGTCCATTGCTGGCTCTTCCATGTCGTCCATTGCTGGTTCTTCTTCAGCAGTGTCAGTAACATTGACATCAATGCCGGCAGCGGAAAGGGCACTGGCAAGAGCATCTAAAAGTGCACGTGCCTGGTCTGCCATGTCTTCACCTGCTGGTTCTTCCATGTCGTCTAACGCAGGTTCTTCGATAGCATCTTCTGCTTCAAGACCCATGTCTTCGTTAGTTGCTTCAACAGTTTCTTCTGCTTCGTTCACTTCTTCAGTGGACTCGTTAGTTGCCTTGGCGGCCTCTTCAACAGTCTCTTCTGCTTCTGTGATTTCTTCAGTTTCTTCGTTGGTTGCTTCAGCAGCTTCTTCGATGGCTTCTTCGCCTTCGTTAGTTGCTTCTGCTGCTTCTTCAACAGTTTCTGTCTCTTCTGTGATTTCTTCTTCCTCGTTCACTTTTTCGTCCAAGAAGGATTCGGAAAGTGGAGCGAGGTTAGCTAATCCCATGAAACGACGAACTGTTGATTCGTTTAAAAGTTTCTTACTCATAGTACTATTCTCCTCTTGATTATTTTTAAATCGATTTTTTCAAGATATACCCTGCAGAGTGCAGAATAACTCTTGTAATTAGTGTTATAGATCCGAAAAACCCCATTTATTTGACTGAAACGGCGTTTCGCAACCTCTTCTTCATCTTGGTGACTGCCATTTTTTCAATTTGATGAACCCTCACACAAGTTATCCCCAAGCGGTCACCAACTGCCTGCAGTGTTAGGCCGCTGGGATTATTGTCTACCGCGACCATGCAGCAGTTCAAATCTTCTTCGTGGTTCATCCACATCTCACATTCTGTATTTGGGCACGAGACACCGTGTTCCTTGCATTTCGTTATGCATTCTTCCTCCTTTTGCATTTCCGGTTCTTCATAAATGCTGAATTTAAACATCTTCTTCCTCCGAATCAATAAGATCGAAGATATTTTCAATGTCTTCTGGAGATAGGGCGAATTTTCTATCTATCGCATCCGCCTCATCTCTTTGCTTCTTTATCATTCTTCTACTCCTCTTGGAGTCTACCTGCCTGTCCTCTTTGTATCTTGCGATGAAGGAGTTGATGTCCTTGTCGTCGTCGATGAAACCGTGGACAATGGCGCGGAAGAATTCGGTCTTTGTCAACTTCTCATATTCAAGTTTCATGATCATCCTGACATAGACCGAATCTTGACTGTCGATATATAAGGATGGGAACATCCTCCTGTTCAGCCAACCATATTCTTCTTCAATTATTTCTTCTTTCTTTTCGTCAGTCATGATCTATCCTAAGATGTGTGGTTTGCTCTCTGCTAAACCTGCAGATGTCTGATTGACGAAGGTTGCAGTCAAGCGGAGTTGATTGAGGTTCTGGCAACCACTGTAGGACAAACCACTTCGTAGACCGCCTGCGATGTCTTCCATGACATCAACAACACTACCCTTGTAAGGCACAGTCGTTGACACACCCTCGACGACAGAAATCTTGTTCCTCCAAGAATTTTGAGCATCGCTTGATGCCATTCCGCGATAAACTTTTCGTTTGAAACCAGTCCTCTCGTCGGTGATGACTGACCCTGGAGATTCATCTGTTCCTGCCAGAAGAGAACCGACCATTACCAAGTCTGCTCCGGCAGCGATTGCCTTAACAATATCACCACTGCCCCGGATGCCTCCGTCTGCAATGAGCATTGCAGATGCAGCGGATTTAGCACACTGCATAATGGAATCCAGCACAGGTAGGCCGTGTCCAGTTCTCGTCCTTGTACTGCATGCTGCTCCGCCGCCGACACCAACCCGAATGCTATCTGCACCCCAATTAGACAGATCTTCGTATGCCTCTGAAGTTGCAACATTGCCTGCCATAATGTGAATGTCGCCGCTAAAGCGGCCTCTCATGACACCAATCGCTCTTTTGACCAGCTGGTGGTGACCGTGAGCAACGTCGATGCATAGCACCTCTGCTCCTGCACCAATGAGTTCGTCGGCACGTTCAAGAAAGTCACCTGTTGCACCGATGGCAGCTGCTATCGGGTGCTCTCCAAGAGAAGCGGCAACCACCTCTTCAACCATTGCCGCCTGCTCGCCGATTGGGCAGCAGCGATGTAAAACACCGAAGGTACCCATGTGACTTAGGGCAATTGCCATGTCCGTTCCAACAACAGTATCCATAGGGGCACCGATAATTGGCAGGTCCAAGGTAATCACCTTGTCGAGCTCGGTCGTGATATCCACATCGGATCTACTGGTGACATCTGAATATTTCGGTACGAGCAATACATCATCATATGACAGAACTTTTCTCATTTTGATTCCCTTTCAACTATTCGTTGTTCAAAATCTTTTACAACCTGCTGTGCACTGGACCAACAGTCCGGGCAATATAGATTGACTTTACTCTCTTCGTTTCTCACCACGACATTCCAAGACATCACTTGTTTTTTATCTTGCCTGTCAAATTCTAAACCGCAAGCAAGACACTCTTCCGGAAGCATATCAAACAGACCCAACTTTTCCTTGTAGTCCTTTTGTGTCTGTTTGTGAGTTTTTTTGTTCTTGAGTTTCCGGACCATCACATCACCGCTAACTTTGGTGGGTTTTCAACAGGGTGACCTGCACCAGTATTGAATACGAGGACTGCAGATGGAAACGGTGCGGAGTGCTTGCCGCCGCCGAACTTGAGGCGACCCTTGATGAGGCGGATCTCATCTGCCTTCATCGCATACTTGTGCCAATATTTAGTGTCGGTACGTGCAGGGATGAGCATAACGACAGTTGTGTCCTTTTTGAGACTCTCATCATATGCCTTCTCAAACCAACGACCAATTCCCCTGCCATAGGGAGGGTTGACAAACACCTTGTTGCCGCCCCAGTCTTGGGAAAGACCGTCATCTTCTGGTGTGAAATATTTTGAGCACAGGGCATTGTGACTCTTTGCACAAGGGTCTAGTGTGAATGCGAACTGCGAGTCTAGTTTACGAAAAAATTCTCGCGGTGTGGCCCACTCCATACTCTTGCTGCTGAATAATACTTTTGCATCATGCTTTTTCATTGTTTTCCTCCGTTCAATGATGTCGTCTGGCCTAGGTTCTTCTTTTTCCATGCTGCATATTTTTCTTTCAGTTTCTTGGCCTCTTTCGCATTGTCGGTGGAACCCAATGCACCATCGGCGCGATCACTGATTGTGATTGGATACCAGTTATAAAGATCCTTGCTGTGAGTTTCTAGTGCTCGGAAGTGAACAACAGGAACCATCACACCTTGTGCGATCTTGGTCTGAGGATCAATGGTTTGTGCTTCTGTTCCCACGTTGTGCAGGTTGACGAACACTTCGCCGTCGTAACCAGAGTCAACAACACATGCACCGACGAGCAGACTTCGCTTTGCAGCAACACTGCTTCGGTTCTTAATCTCAATCATGTATCCGTGTGGTACACCGAATCGGTATCCCGTCGGTAACACTGCAGACTTGCCAGGTTCAACAACAACCTCTTTCCCGTTTGCGGGGTTAAAGAACAGGTCCAAACCTGCATCCGATGGGTTTGCCCTTTCTGGTGGGTGGGTGTCTTCTCTAATTCTTGCATATTCTAAAATCATATTTTCTCCTTAATTTATATGTTCTTTTCCATCCAACTGTCTCAACTGCAGCCATTCCAACATATCAAAGGATCCGCAGTAAGTCACTATTATATCATAACTTGTTTTTGCATATTTGTCAACAAGTTCTTTAATGATACCCTCTGTTGTTGATGTGTCCCTTATTGTGCGTCGTTCCTCTATTTTTAATTTTGAGTTGTGGATGACGACAATCGTGTCGAAGTTAGCCTTGAGTTTCGTTTTCATTTTTTTGAGCAACTTTTGCTTCCTTCTTCTTTGATCTGCGGATGGCACGTTTGAATTTTAATATCATTTCCCTTTTCCAATTGACAGACATGTCCTCTTCGGAAAGTTCAACTGCATCCAGTATCATTTTAATCTCCCTGCGAGAAAGATACAACTTCTTTAAAAAAGGTGGTGGTCGATTGTCCATGTGTCACCCCAATATCCTGAAGTTGTGGTAGATGCTTCTGGAAGAGAAACCCCATTGCTCGCTATGGTCGAGTCTTGCCATATATGGTCGATTTAAATGAATGTTGTCCTTTCCTGGTTTTACACCCCAGCACTTGATACGACTGGTTACATTGTTCTCATCGATGACTTCGACGACCCAATAGGTCTTGCCCTTCTTTGTCTGACGGGCAGTGACTTTGCGAGGTATAAACCAAGCGGCACCGAGGGCAGAATCAAAGTCGGAAATCGGTGGGACACCGAGTTCTCTAAGTTCCTTGGTGATACTATCGTCAACAACCAAGTGCAGAGGGAAGACACCAGTCAGATTTGTGAGATTCTCGATCTTTTCCTCCTTCGAGAAATCGCCCTCGGGTTTGTACTTCTCAATGTTCTCTGTGAGGTCTTTTTCTTTTCTGGGGCGTTCAACGGCAACTGTTGTCCAAAAGTGTTTTGAACCAGAGAATCGGTCATCCTTTAGGCAATCTAGCGCATGCGACCGGACCAAGACATCGAGTGCCTTCTTGTTCAACTTGCTGTACACCATGTCGTCATTGAAGAGGAACTCTTCAACATTCTTGAATGGGCGGCCGGCAAAGATCTGATCGATGGCGGAGTTGCCCAAGCCTTTAACTGATGTCAAGGGTTGAATCAATGTCGTCTTGTCTTCGGAAAACTCCCACACTTTACCAGAAGTGTTAACGTTGAGCGACTGAATGTTGTATCCTAGCGACTTCGCAGTGTTGATTGCCGCCTCTTTGCGACCTTCTGGTTCTTTGTCGAGGAATGCTGCCATCCACTCTGTCTGATGGTAGTTCAACAACCAGGCACACTGATAAGACAGGGTCGCATAGGAAATCGCATGGGACGCATTGAAACCGTATCCTGAGAAGAACTCCATCTTCTTCCAAAGATCGTCAGCATCTTCAACTCGGATACCCTTGTCTTCACACCCGGCAATGAACTTCTTGCGAATTCGCTCAAGGTCCTTGGCACCCTTGCCTGTCCCCTTCTTTGTGAGAAGTTTACGAAGCATGTTGCCCTCGTCAAGAGAGACACGGCGACCCAACTTGTGAGCAAGAAGTGCCAACTGTTCCTGGAAGATGATAAACCCATAAGTATCCTCTAGACACTCTTTGACAACTGGGTGAATATATTCAATCTCTTCTGGATTATTCTTCGCCTTTACAAAGTGGTCGTGGACATTCGCAGACAGCGGGCCAGGACGATAGATAGCGGTGATTGCAGCGAGATCGACAAGACTTCGGGGTGCGACATCTTTACAGAACTTCTGTGCACCATGCTGTGTAAACTGGAACACACCTGCCCATTTGCCCTCATGGAAAACACTCTCCCATACGGACTGATCTTCGAAATCGATGACATTGGGGTCAAGATGCTTGTCGTAGTAGGACTTTACATCTTCGAAGGTTACATTGTCCATTCCATGCTTTGTCTTCAAGATGTGGCGAATGGCACCTTCAATCATTCGAAGGGATGCTAGTCCGAGGATGTCGAACTTAATAAATCCCATTGGTTCAAGGTGTCGGACATTCATGCCCTCAGACCAAGGAGTTTGACGGACACCACCGGAGGCGATGAGCGGCATGTAGCGGTCAAGGTTTTCTCCAACAAGCACCCCACCTGCATGACGAGAACACGAACGGACAGAGCCATAAAGTCTCAAGATGTGAGTCTTGATGTGTGGATACTTCGACAGAAAACCGCGAAGACTATCTGAGTACTCGATCAGTTCCTCGAAGGTTGGAGCATACACACCAGCAGTGATGTTGTTTGCTGCCTTGGCACGTGGTGTTGCCTCGGAAAGCATTCGACTGGTGACCTGGTTAACCTCAGAAAAGTCGATCTTGTAGAACTTGGAAATATCCTTGATGAGAGAGCGAAGTTGTAGTGTGTTCCAGTTTGAAATCGGAACAACAACATTATCACCCCACTCGTTAATCAACAGATCCTTGAGCTCCATCGGGTCGGCGACATCATAATCAATATCGGGATAGTCAACTGCATCTTTGCGAAGGAATCTCTCAAACTGAAGATTGTACTTGATTGGATCAATCTGAGTAATGTTGAGACAGAAGGCGACGAGGGAACCGGCGGCGGAACCTCGACCTGCACCAACAAGTTGTACCTCTTGTGCCTTGTCGGAAATTGCCTTCATGGTAAGAAAATACTTACTGAATCCGCGAGACGAGATGACATCGAACTCTCTCTCGATCCTCTTCTCATATTGCTTATCGCCTGAGAATCCTCGGAGTCTCATTCCTTCCTGTGTGTACGCCCAGAGTGCTTCGTCTGCAGTGCAATCGGCAGGGACGACGAAGTCAGGAAGTCGGACTGTGTTCTCTGGGAAGAATGCTTCTATCTTCTCTTGAGCAATCTGATGTGTTCGCTCGACACTCTCAATGAGTAGCTTCTCGTCATACTCGACCCCTCGTGGGAACAGAGGTTTGTCGTTTTCACGATAAATCCAACTTTCTGGTTTGATGTACTTGCGAATTGCTTCGACCATCTCATCACCATTTTTGGGATAGAGTTCGCAGCGAGTCGCATCGATAGAGTCGGGGAGAGTGGTTTCCTCAAGTCCCCCCTTGGACAGCCAGCCAAGTTTCTTGTAAAGTTCCCGGTCTTTCCAAGAGTCCTTGTCGGGATAATGACTGTCCGATGTGGATACGAGTTGGATGCCTAACTCGCCACACACCTTGATAACAAACTTATTGATGGCGTGCTGATCGGGAATGGCATTCCATTGCACCTCTCCATAGAAGTTGTCACCAAAGATTTCTTTAAAACGGGTTGCGGTGTGGGTCATCGCCTCGATGACTGCTTCCTCGCCCTGTTCGCGGTTTTTCCAATAATCACTGGCGAATACGCCGCCCATGCATGCACTGGAAACAATAATACCCTCCTTGTGTGCTTCGAGAGTGTCGAAGTCAAGGCGAGGGTAGCGATAAAAATTCTCCGGAGTATAAGACTTGGAGATCATCGTGAAGAGATTGGTCAGACCTTTTTGATTAGTGGCAATAAGAACAAGATGAGAACGACGAGAAAGGATATCTTTAACAACACTCTTACTGGCTTCTTCATCTTCGACTGTGGTCCCCGTAGCTTCGGCATCTTTTTTTGCCCTCTTCTTATCTAGTTCTGCGGTTGCTTTTTCTTTGTGCCATTCTTGCAAACTAGGAACAAAATATGTTTCGCAGCCATAGATTGGTTTGAAGTTCTTGCCGGCATCGTGCATCTTCTTTGCATGAAGAACTTGATATGCAAGGCCGTTCATATTGCCATGGTCTGTGAGAGCAAGGGCATCCATGCCACTTTTATATGCTGAGTCCATGTGCTCCTGTGGATACCCAAGGGCATCAAAGGGAGAGCCCGCAACACTGTGTGCGTGAAGACCAACATACTTAACTTTTGGGGACAATCTATCCATAATTCGAACCTCTTTCTTAAAATTAGCAGTCTTCATTATAACACAAAGACGGGATCATGTCAAGCACTACATTACGAAATTGGGAGAAACATTTGGTGCCTGTTTGATATCTTTGAGTTCCTGTTTGTTCCTGTGCTTTTCTTTATCAGGTTTGGGGTCTTTCGGTGTTGCCAGCACTACAAAAAACAGGAAGAATATGCTCGCCAGATGAATAAGTGGTCTAGGTTTCCCTGCCGAGGCCGGTGTATTCTCTTTTGTATTTCTCTTTTTGGAAGACTGTGATTCCATTGGCGATATTCTCGTTCCTGAGCACTGCATGCTCTGATGAAAGGTATTCCCTGTAGTTGTCCCAAGAGTCGATTGGGTAATACCAATCTAGTTCAATCTCTTTCGGTTCATCCAGTTTAACAGATTTGAATATTTCGTCAAGTGTTGTTTTGTATTTTCTTATTTCCCGACGAGCATAAACGAAGACATCGCGGTCAAAAGTGAAACCGGTGTACAATCCGTCAGCGACAGATTTCCCGTTATGGGTCAAAACATACGGACTGCTACTTCGAAAAAGGTTTCTAGATAACCTCACCTTGCTCATGTCATAAATCCCATAAGGGAATGAAACATAATATTTATCAGGGATCAACCACTTGCTCACCCTAAAAGACATGCGGAATGAATTAATCGCTCCAGTAAGAACACTCCATCCAAGACTTTCGCGTCTTTGGAAGTCTACTGGTTTTAATTTTACATAATATATTGGAATTCTTCTGATGTTGTCTTTGATTTTTGATCTGGGATTTTTTGATATGCTATCAACTTCCACTGGGTCGTATAACCAGTCTCCAAGGCGGTGCCTGATGAGTGGTGTTGTGCCTTCCTTGCAAACAACCCAAATGGTGTTCACACCGGCGCATGCACATTCATATACAGCATGTTCTATCGCAAGATAGTTCTGTGCTAGTGGGGTCAACGAGTCGTGCCATGGCATGTTGAAGTCTAAAACCTCGCCGGTCACTGGGACTATGCCTGACATATGAAAGTCTCCTACTGCGAATCTACCTCGCTTAGACTTCCTTTTCTCCTTCAACATCCTTACTTGTTCTAGCTTTTCCTCTTCCATACGGACTCCCAAATACTACTTCTAGTAATTCATTATAAGGCAATTTGTCATCTTTTTTAAGATCAATCTCGTTGACGAACCTTATAGTCTTGGTATTTGCATACTGGTTTCTGTGCAAAGGTATCTTGTCGCGTTGAGAAAATTCAACATTGAGTGACTGATAGGCAGGTTTGCCGGTTGTCTTTTGGATCCCGTTCTTGTTTCCCTTCAGACCTGCATCCGTCATCATCTGCCGGACCTTGAGCAAGGCATAAGTCTCCGAGTAATCAAGAGACTTTAGTTTTCTCTCTGTCAGGATTGACACTGCACATGCATTCTTGAATTGTTTGTGGTATCCGATCCCCGAGTAGAACACAACCTTCTTCACAAAATCTTTGCTATCTTCGTCAAGAATATAATCATATGGGTGTTTGCGACCTCGGTTGACCTTCAACCAGTCAAACACAAGATATTCTTTTTTTGCCTCAACCAGCGGCAGTGGAATGCCGCCGACTCCAAGATCATCAACCAAGTGAACCGTGTCGTACTCAATTTTAATAATACGAGAGTTGTCGGTAAAACACTTGAGTGTTTTCTCCTCCTCGTCGACACGAATAGACACCAGACCGGTTGAAATTGGAAGTTGACCAGAGAGAGACAGAAAGAAAGATAAATTTTCCCACTCAGAGCGGTGCTTATCTAGGAAAAAATGCGGTTTCTGCTTTACACCCACCACAGGGTACCCCTTGGAGTAGGCATAAGAAAGTGCCTCTAAACTGCCACCTATAACGATGTTTTTGTACTTTAACTTACATTGCCTCAATAGACGACCTGAATCTGCTAAGTGTGTCGATAGGAGGCGTGCTTACTCCAGAAATTAAAGAGGCCATCCTCAAACTCGTGTACACTATAAGATGTGACATTTGGAAAGAAACGGTCGCCAGATCGAGCACCGTGACTTGTGTATACAACTAGACAATTCGGAGGCAACAGAGAAAGGACTTCGTTGGTCTCGTCGATGGAGTATCCAACATTGTCAAAATAAACGATTGTCGCATCAGAAAGGTCAGTGTCTCTAAAGTCCTGATTTATAATCGAGGGTTGAGTAAACGGAAATTCAATGTCGGATGCAACTTCGAGTGCCTTTTCATATCTTTCCTTGCTCATTTCAATGCCTACGATCTTCTTCATTTTGGTCTTTAGTGCCATGTGCATTATGAGCTTTCCCTGGCCACAACCAAGATCATAAAAGACAGCGTTCTTGTTCAGAACCTTAGAAAACATTTCAATAAGAAGGTCAGCACTATCTCTGAGGATTTCACCATGATAAGAGTGCATTTCTTTTTCAAAGACTCCCAAGTCTATGCTTGGCACATCTTCGTGGCCGTGTGAATAGACCTTATCCAATTCCTGTTCTTTAAACTTTTTTGTAATTCTTTTTTTCTTTGTGTCTGTCATGATTCTATCCTCCATGTTAATAAATAGTAATCTTATTGATGATTGTCGCTGTCATTGTAAAGAAAGGTTTAACGAAATAAGCAGTGACAGATGTCGCCTCCATCAGCATTCGATAGACGCTGTCGGACATGCCGGGAGTATAAATGACGATAAAAAGAATGAGTGTCGGGAGTACAAAAAGAAAAGTCGGTAGAAATAAACCCATGAAAAGCTTTAAATATTTTTGCATAACAATTGGTTAGAGGTCCTAACCAGACTGGCAGTCGCCATAAAACTCCGACACTCTTTCAAGTGTCTACCTCATGTGTTTCAGAGTCTCACTTCGCAAAGCACGTAGTTTGCCTGGAGTAAGTAGTATATCTCCCCTTCAAGGGTAATCTGCCTAACCATATTCGGTTCTACGACGACGATAGACCCTTCTTGGATCTCCTCTTTTACGGAATCGTGGACACTGAGCACTTTTGCAACGACATAGTCTTTTCTCTTCTGATAGTCAGATGGAAGAAGAACAGTTGTTTCTTCCTGTTCCTCTTCCTCGATCATCTCAACGAGAATGTGCTTGTTCTTTGGTAGCACCTTCATTATAAACTACCCCCAACAGTCTCGTAGAAGTCCGTTAACTGTTCAAGGTCAACATCGTCTTTGAGCATCTTATATGCCTTAACTGCGAGTTTGATCTCTTCCTTGCTCAACCAACCGTTTTCCACATAATTGGTCTTTAGTGCCTTTTTCTGTTCATTAAAGGGCAGGATTGCCTCTTCGAGAGCTGCGATGGACTTGATGTAATCAACGATACGATCTTCTTTGCTCACTTCTTGTTCACTCTGTGTGTTATCAACTGCTAGTTTCATGTTTTCTCCTATCCGCACTTTGCGTATCCGCATTGAGTGCATGTTACACAACCATCCTGATAAATGAGTCCATCGGCACTGCAACTTGGGCAGGTTTTGTCCGATGCTCTCTCTCCATCCGGGATGTACTTTTTCAAGACACGGGACAACACCTTGTTGAAAGATGTAAAATCAGTGTCCTGATCCTTCTGCATCTGCTCGACGACAAACTTAATGTTTGCGCCATGTCGCAGAGAAAGCGAGATCATGCGAGTGAAAATCGCATTGTTGGGGTTGTCAAAAATATTGATAATATCACTGATGACCAACTGATCGTCGCCTGCCCCTAAAACCAAATCATAAACTGATCTGATTGTCTTTCTCGGGTGCTTCACTATTATACCATGAATGTATTTGTTTGGCAAGGTTATTTTTGAAGAAAGGCCTGCAAAAAGTTCATATGGTTTGCCTTCAACCAACCCAACAAGAACAACCCACTTCTCACCCTTGATTGTAGTGCGGTGGATCTCACACTCAACGTGTTCGGGACGAGGGGTAGCATCACGCTGTTCGAAAGCTTCTGGTTCTTCGGTTTTCGCCTCTGTGACGAGAACTCCAGTTCTAGAACCGTCGACATAGACGGTGATTCCTTTCAGGCCTCGTCTCCACCCCTCTTTGTACAACTCACCAACAACCTCTGGTTTTGTGCCGGCTGGTAAGTTGATGGTGGAAGAAATGGCATGGTCGATGTGACGTTGGATTGTCTCCTGTATCTCCACCCTGCGAAGCCAATCTATCTGATCTGATTCGACGAAGAAGTCTGGAATAATGTCTGTTGTTTCGCCAGTGTGGAATTCGTTCTCTTCTCTCCACTCTTGTACATTGTGGTGGAACACTTTATACTCCTGCCACTTGTCGCCAATCTCATCAACAAAGTCAACTTTCGTATTCTTGTCGTTGTGACCAATCTTGCGGCGGCGGGTATAGAAGTTTCTAAATACCGGTTCGAGTCCTGAGCTAGTTTGGCTCATGATCGAGACTGAACCTGTTGGGGCATTCGTGAGGATGGAAATGTTTCTTCTACCATGCTTCTTAATCAGATCTTTTATCTCCTGCGGGAGAGACTGAATATATGCATTATCTTTTTCAATTTCCCAATCGAAATGTGGGAACGGGCCGCGTTCGACTGCTAGGTTGCAAGACTCTCGGTAAGCCTCCACTTTCAAGGTGTTGTAAATCTTGTCGATTACCTTGATCGCCTCGTCGCTGTCGTAGCGGAGTTTTAAGCAAGCGAGTGCATCTGCAAGGCCGTGGGTTCCAAGACCAGTACGTCTGCCATTTGCGGCCGCATCACGAAGTTTCAACCACAGTGCTTTTTCATCGTCTGTATCGCAAGAATTCATGATTGATGTAACTTTCTCGATCTCCAACTCCACGAGGTCATCAGAGAGCCGCATTGCCTGCTTAACCGTGCTGGCGAAATCATCAAAGTTGAAAGCTGCAGTGTCAGTAAAGGGGTCTGATACAAAGTTCTTTAAATTTACAGAGATAAGTCGGCAACTGTCGTATGCAGACAGGGGTATCTCTGCACAAGGGTTTGTGCAAATTGTCTTGTATGCAGGATACTCATGAGCAGGGAGATTCTTTGTGATGTTGTCCCACATTAAAATACCTGGCTCTGCAGTATTTGTTGCTGATTCAACAATCTGTTCCCATACATCGAGGGCACAAACTTCTTTAGAGATCTTGGGATTCTTAGAACCGACTGGGTATGTCAAAGTGAAGGTGTCGTCGTTTTCGACTGCATTCATAAAATCATCACTGATCTTAACTGAGACATTTGCACCTGTCACCTTGGTGAGGTCATGCTTCATCTTGATGAATTGTTGAATATCTGGATGCCTGACATCCATCGAGATCATGAGTGCCCCTCGGCGGCCATTTTGGCCAACCATGCGGCAGACATAGGAATAGAAGTCAGCAAAGGACCATGCACCAGTAGTGGTTCCCGCACTGTTGCTGACAGCGGCACCTTCGGGGCGGAGTTGTGAGATGTCTAACCCCACACCGCAGCGGCGCTTAAAGAGGTTGGCAAGGTCTTTGCCTGAATCTACGATTGAAGAAATGTTGTCTTCTGGGGACTCTACTACAACACAATTGGATAATGAAACATTTACAAAATTGTTTCCAATGCCATACATCGGAGAACCCTGTGGCACAATCTTCTTGAATCCCTTGATGCTGTCAAAGATCTCCTCTTTGGACATTTTATTCCCGCCAAACTTTTCTTCAATGCGAGAGAACTCATTAGTGAGACGGATGTGCATGTCGTTCGGGTTTGTTTCTTGGAATTGACCCTCTTTGTCTCTCAGCGCATACTTGGTAATAAAGACATTTGTCGCTAGCTCATCTTTATCGAAATATTTCTTTGTTTCTCTCGTAACTGTTTCAATTTTTGGCATTTTACCCTTCTCCGTTCTTTGTTTCATTGTGATTCTGACTTCCAGTCTTTATATTTCTCCTTGATCTTCTCTTGTTGTTCCTTGACGGAAGTGACAAGAATAGATGATGGGGTGTCCCCTTGATATGGTAAGACCTGCAAGTCAATCCTACTCGTATCAATATACATTGGATAAACAAGGCCGTCACGGCCGTTTCTGTTCTTTGCTACGAACATTTTACCGGTTTTGTTTTGTTTCTGATCTGCATTGCGAGATATTGTGCAAATAAAATCTGCTACAAAACACTTGCTAAATGCCTCACTAATCGCGTCTAGGTTGATGCAATCAGCATTGTATCCGGTTCTGTTTGTCTGGGATGCTGTCCAGATGGGGCACTCATATTCCTGTGCGATGCCTCTCATCTCTTCATATATGGACTCCAACTCATTCCTCTTTTCTTTCTGTGTGGAAACCGGTCTTAAAAGGTCTCCGTAATCAACAATAATCATGTCGATAGGGGTCTCCCTCTTTCTCATCCGCTCAAGGTGATTTCTAATCGTATTGGTCGAGGCCGATTTGGTCGGATATTCTTTAACTATTAGTCCGCCAGAAATATCTTTAATCTCTTCGTAAATTTCGTCTTTCAAGCCATGCAGAGCACCAAGAGAATTCTTGGTCAGACATGCATCATATCTAGTGCCAACAACTGTATCTGCAAGTTCCAATGTGTAGTGGACCACATGTAAACCTGCTTTGATTGCTTCTGCACCCAAGTGCACCAGTGCCATTGACTTGCCGGCACCGGTTGGGGCGACAACAACTCCGAGCTCGCCTTTTCCTAAACCTCCGGAAGTCAGAGAATCGATCTCCTTCCAACCCGTGGAAACTTCACAGCGGTGCTTGATCTTGAAGCGTTCCTCGAAGTCCTTGATGTATTCATGACCAAAGTCGTTGTCCATGCCGAGGTTCATTGCTGAATCTAGTTTCTTCTTTATCTCTTCAAACTTGCAACTTCTGAGGAGGTCGGTGCACGACAACATCGCCTCTTTCAGTTTCTGCTTCTTGCAAAAGTCAAGGGAGTGCTCTTTGATGTATGCCACATCTTTCACATCTTCTTGAATCGTTGAAGCACGGACAAAAAAGTCTCTGACCTGTTTTTGCACTAAATCGTTCTCATTGTCCAGATCTGTTCGCAAAACAGTCTCTAGAATAGTTCGAGTTGGGTGAACACTGTACTTATCCTTGTAATTTATAATAAGTCTGCTAAAGACCTGCAGATACTTTTGCTCAAAGAAGTTTACATCGAGCACCTCAATGATCTGATCCGAAAAGACACGATCATCCATAATCAGTCTCGTGAGGTTTTCTTGGAATGATTTTCCAAATCTAGCAAAATTCTCAGTCATTTGTGAGGTCCGCCTTGGTTGAAGTTTTGACCTTGTCTGCCATGGAATATCTTTTCATGCGAGTATACAACTCCTCATGACGTGCAGTTGCGATGTCGTCTTGCCTTTTCATGATTTCAATTGAAGTCTTATCGAATGACATGTCCATTTCCCTGATTGTCTCTTTTATGATCTTGGTCGAACTATATGGGATGTTTGGAGCATCAAGTTGCATCATGCCATAATTCGTCAGGATCAAGTTCCTATTATCTATTATACTATCATATATTTTTAATTTGCCAAGGTTTTTCTCACATTCCTCAAAAATATCTTGAAGATTGTAGTCCTTTCCTTCCGAGAGGTAAGCGAACCTTTTTGCAATCTTTCCCAGACCTACACCTGGGGCGCCTGGGAGGTTGTCGGACTTGTCGCCTGCAATCGCTCTTGCAACTGCAAAATTGCATGGATGAATACCTGATTCTTCAGTTATTGCATCCTGATGTACAAGCTCGGCACGACCTCCCGTTTGGGGTCTATAGATCAGTGTGTCGATGTTCCCTAAAGAACCTTTTGCAAGTTGATAAAAATCCTTGTCAGAAGAATAGATGACCTTCTGCCAATCAGCAAAGTCTTCCATCTGCACAACATAAGAGATTACATCATCTGCCTCAACATTGTCAATCATTATTTGATGTATGGGCATTTTATCAACATACTCAAGCAAACGAGTCTGTTGCCAGAGATGATTTGCCATGTGCTGCTCTGTCGTTAACTGACCACGGGCGAAGCGGTTCAATCTCCCTGCAGGTTTGCGTCCCTTTTTGTACCCAGGGTTTATCTTTCTCTTGCGATGGCTGCCGCCGGCCCCATCCCAGATCAAACATATCTTATCTGGATCCAGTTCCTTGCAAACCTTCTGAATAGAGTTCAGTGTACCGACAAGACCGCCGACATGACCGTTTTGGGAAACTGCAGGGTTGGCTTCAAAGTTTCTACGAAACATGTTGGAACCGTCGATTACCAGTATTCTATTTTTCTTACTCGACATCCTTCTCGTCCTCCCCGTAAAAATCTTTGGCGGTTCCTTCGCGATTTGCAAATTTGCGGACCACTTCTTCGTTAAAGATTTCCATTACGGAGATTCTGAATTTTTCTTCCTTCATTTTTTCGTTCCACTGCTTGGATTGGAACTTTTCCTTTGTGCCGTCACTGTGGGTCAAACTATACCATGCACCTGCTGATGTCATCTTGTCTGATTTTCCTTTGATCGCCTCAAAGATGCTCGCATCATCCTCAATAAAGACCTCGTCACCCCACATGATCTTGAAGAATGCCTCACGACCTTCAGTGCCGAATCTGGATTTCTTGATTTTCGCTTTCGTTTCTGAACCGATTTTGAAACCATTGTCATCATAGATGTATGATGCTTTTCCCTTTCTACCAGTCAGGAAAATTCTTAAACTGGAGGAATAGTGCATTGACTTGCCACCTGGAGATATATATGGGTTGATCATTGCGTCTGCCATGTCCCGAGTGATATTTGTCTTTAACTGGTTCAAGACCAGAAAGGTGCTGTTTGTCTCGCTCAGGGGAACAGTTAATTTTGCCATAGCTTTTGAGAGAATTCTAGCTTTTACGCCGATAGATTCTGATGGGTTGTATGTGCCGGCGACATCCAGTTCCGTTGGAGTGTTCGCAAGTGAATCCCAGATGAAGACCACTTGTTCATTACCTTCTGTCAAGATTGTCTCAATTGTCTCAAAAACATTCTCAACAGAGGTCGGAGTGACTCTAAGAAAATTATTCGGATCGATTCCTACTTTTTTCAAAAAATTGGAATCCAAGGCAGCTTCGGAATCAAAGTAAATAACACCGAGGCCGCTGCGGTTAGCATTGGCGGCGACCTGTGCAGCAATGTAAGATTTTCCTGAACCTTCTAGACCGCACATTTCTGTAATTCTTCCGACTGGGATGCCTCCCATTTTGCCTCGGGCGATAACACCGTCAAGCCATGTACATCCGGTCGATATCCAATCTTGCACATCCGAAGGGTTGGTGTCGGAAAGATCTGCAGCGACAGTCATCCCTGCTTTCTTATTTAATACCGATTTAATACCAGCGATACCCAGCTTGCCGGGTTTGCTTCTCATTTTCTTAACTTCTGTTGCCATTATAATACCTCTCTTAAAAAATGGAGCAGGAAACGAGAGTCGAACTCGCAACATTCTGCTTGGAAGGCAGACACTCTACCAATTGAGTTATTCCTGCAAAAACCGGGGGATGAACCCCCGGTAAAATTTAGGCATTAAGAAGATCGTTCAACTGATCCTTAACTGTGCCCGAGGTAGTCGGCGGAGTGTTGTTACCATACTTGGCAACCTCACTTGCTGATGCCTCTGCTGACTCGTCTCCCGACAAGTGTGCATCGAGAATTGTTTGAACCTCGGAGGGGTCCTTCTTCTCGAATAGAGTGTCCAAATCCGGAACAGTGTCGAGAATCTCCGCACATTGTTCTGGACTGGCATCTTCACAGGCGGCAGAAGACTTGCGCTTTGGTGTCAACTTTGTCTGTGGAAATGACTGACCTGCTGCCTTGCCATAGTGCAAGTCAAGATCAGTACCTTCTTGTACATCCGTGATGTCCCCGTACTCAGGGTTCAAAACGAGAGTGAGTAATGTTTCATATGCCATTTTGCCATATCCCCATACTTTAACTCCCAAGTTTTCCTCGCCACGGACCAACACCGGAGAAAAGAAGCGCTGTCTTGCCGTCAATTCCTTTGCGGTCTTGACACTGTCCTCGTCGCCGTCTCGGTAAAGTTTGGATGCGAAATCGCAAACCGCACATGTTTCACCAAAGTTCTTCTTTGGACACAAGAACCCGCCGTTATTTCCAACATTATAGTGGAAGAAGTAATCCTTGAAGGGGTCTCCATCCTTTGTTGGGATAATGCGAATCGTTTGGTTGCCGTCAGATGGGCGCCAGAAGTTAGAACTTCCGCCTTGTCCCTTCGTAGTCAACTTAGTCAAACGATCTCTCATTTTGCTCATATCAATAGCCATATTATTTTTCTCCTTGTAAAGACACTGGGCAAATTTCCCCAAATGCCTGGTGGTTGTTTAATGTTAACACAAAACCTAGACTGTGTCAAGTTGTTTTCTGTATCATCGCTGATGATTGGATACAGAAAACTTGAGGTTCCTCGTAAGATGTGGAATACACCCGATAAGAAATCCTCTGTTCAGCATGTCGCTTAGAATCAACCTGTTCTCTGATCTTAGAAATAAGGCCGTTGTCGTTCCTAAGTTGATTCTCATTTATACCATAATAGTACACTCTTTCTTTGATGTTGTCAAGTGGAAAGAATGCTTTTTCTTCGCCGGCGGTAAAATCGACCAAGCCAAGAGTCATGATGCGAGAATAATCAATCTTATCCGAGTCGGTGCTGAGTACAGGGTTTGAATGCTCGAAGTAGTAAATTAAATTTAAAGAGTTCACGATATACCCGCGAAATGCCTCCTCATAACCGATCACGGGAACATTGCCAATGGCCTTTTCTATGTCTGCAACATTGGCAAGCATAACACCTGCGATCATGCCAGAGCGTGCGTATTCCTGCAAAACATTGAAGACTATTCTCTCGTTGAGGCGAGTCTGCTTGTTGAGGTTGCGGATGTCTGGTTGAATATATAAGACCGTGACCTTCTGATGGTTCATGTGCTCAAGGACACGAAGTGTTATTGCGGATATCGATTCTCCTCCGGAGACGAGTACAAGACTTCTGCCAGACATACCCTTGAAGAAGTAAGACAAACCTGGGCAGTTGTTCTCGTATTTCTCTGGTGACTTTTCTTTTTTGATGCCGCGAGTCCGCTTGGTCTTCTCAAGACCATGGTCGATCTTGTAGACATCATAGTTTTTAAGTTTTTCGAAATCAGTTGCGAGTTCGCAACCGAGTTTTCCAATTCCAACAATGTTTATCATTTAAACTCCAAGTCCTATTTTCTTCATATTTCCAAAGTTCTTGCCTGCCGAGGCACCAACCCTGATCTTCCCGAATCTCGTGTTCGAAAAAAGATCCACTAGATCCATTATACCATCTAGATCTTCTTTTTTAAGATCAATTACAATAGAATCGTGCAAACAAAATTTAATGAAACTCTCAGTACCCTGAAGGGTTTTATAGACCTTTGCCATCTGCTCGAAAACCATATCTGCAGTAGTTGATTGCACAAGATGATTCAACGCATGGAAATCGTCAGTCTTAATCGTCCTGCCCATTGGGGTCGTAACTGAATCGTTCTGGCGGTTGTAGAAAGAGGTCAGGATCTTTTCCCTGTCGTACAGTTTCTCGATGCCTTCTCCAATATCGGATGTCTTCGAGCCATAAAGCCAGGAGAGTACGAGTTCTTTCGCTTTTTCTCTGGATACGGCCAGATTTGATGCATGCCATTGATGTATGTCCCCCTCTGGTTGTTCTTTTTGTGCCAATGCGAGTAAAACACGAATCTCTGCAGCATTGTAATCGAATTCTAAGAGAAGATCATTCTCCGGCAAGATAATTGATCTGAACCCTTTGTCTAAGTTAAGTATCGGGAAGCTTCCGGTTTTTACTGCCAGTCTTCCTGTTTTTGTTTTGAAGGGGTCATAAACAACAAAGTTCGACCTCCTTCCCTCTTTAAAGGATTTCAAAAGATCTCTTGCACGTTGCTTATGTGCCTGCTCTCTCAGGGGTGCCATATCAAGGGTTATTCTTCGTTTCTTTATATCGGCGACCATAACGACGAGATCCTTCAATAAATCGTAATTTTCGGGTTTAACTTGCTCTGCGAACACGGATTTAACGATTCTCGTCTTGAGGTCACAGAACTCAGTCAAATACTGCTTGGGGATGAGGTCAAAAAAGCAGTTTTCACTTAAATCAACCTTTGCTTCGACAAAAGAACTAAAATATGCTTGCATCCGTTTGTTCACCTTGTTCCACTTTGCCTTAAGACCCTTTGGGCATACCTCGTCCAGGGTCCTGCCACCACAATAAAGGTTGGCGAACTCTACACTTGATGCTCCGATTGTTGTAAGGGAGTCTGTATGTGACCAGGTGTGAGAAAGACCGTGTGGAATATTGTCAAAATGCAATTCACCATCACAGTACACCCCGACACACTCTGTTTTGTCGTCAAGGGTTACGAAATGTTTCATTTACCACCTAAAATAGGATTTGGGGTTTTATGCCGTTTTTATAAGAGAGTGCAGAATTGAACTCTTCATTAATATACACCAAAGCAGAGATGATGTCAAGGTTTTTGTTCATCGATATTGCTTTTGTAACGATCTTGTCGAACTCTCGTTGAGTAGTTTTTTTACTCACCTCGTGTGCTTTAATGAAAGTGTAGAGTCGCAACCACTTGGAAACACCACCCATTGCCAAGCATTGCTCAAGACCGGTGGGATTGAATGTTTCCCTCTGGCGCATCTTGTGGGTTGTTTTTCCGTTCTTGTGACAGATGTCAACCAAGGGGTCGAAATCACCAAGGAGTTCTGGGTATAAGGATGAGACAAACATAACCAATTCATTGAACTCTGCAAGGAGAGGTTCAACTGCTCTTTTCTTGAAGAAATCTTTCAAATTCAATATATCACGGTTTTTCATGTATTCCTGCATTTTTGCGGAACTGAAGTTGACAACCAGTCGGAAGGGTGAGTGGCGATCCATGATAAAACCATGATTTTGTGCTTCACGAGCAAAAGCATTGTAAGATAAGTCGCCAAGGTACTTCTCAACAGATATTGCGTCATCACCAAATTTCTCTTGTGCCACAGAAAATGCCAAACCGGTAAATCCAGGGTCAACTTGGCGTGAAACCCAGTATCTGGAAAAGGTTATTGGAAAGTCTGGCAAATTGAGTGCTGCGAATTCAGCAAAAACGGGCAAAAAGTCAGAAAAGCGTTCAATGCGGGATCTTCTGAGTGGTGATTCTAGAAAAGTGTCTCGAAAACCAGTCTTTGCTGAGTTTAGATAGTCTCTGTACTCTCCTCGCCAATCGTTCTTGAGGGCAACGGGTTCAAAACCTGCAAAAACACTGCCTTTACGGATTCCACCATTCTGTAGACCGTTTTTGATTGCCTCTTTAAGTTCAGAAATTGCGTCGTCAACAAAGTCAAAAGTTACATACCCGCCAACGGCGCTAGGTTTCATGAAATTAAGGTTTGGGCAGACAACTTTGTTCTCTAGGTTCATTTTTCCATAGAGTGCCTTTTTGCGCAAATCGATAAACGATACACTTTGGTCGACCTCTGCTGTTTCGTCCATATAATCCTCCATTATACCTCTGGAGTAATATGCAGCACGCGCACCCATGTTATTTTTGCCTTTTGGATTTAATACCATTTATTAATTCCCCGTAAACTTGCATTCTAGCACTGTTTCGTATCTGCCTTCGCTGATACTGTTGGATACACTGATGACAAGAAAGTAACCAACCAGACCGAGGTCTTTTAGGTGTTCTTCTGTACCGAAGGCAGCAGGGTTGATATAAACAACCTGACCCGGTATCACAAACGGCGTTCCGTGCAGTGTTACCGTGGCATCGTATACGCGACGTGAGATTGGTTGACCCTTCTTGTCTGCAATCTGCAGGGTCATTGCCTCGTAAGTTGCAGATGATACGGTTTTAAGAGAAATGTCCTTAACTGCACCTGCTTCTGCGCCAACCTTGAGGTGATAGATGCCATCTTCGAGGTCCTGCTTCTTTGTCTTGTTTGCCCTGGTGACTTCACCGCTGTCCTTCCCGTAAATGAACAAATAACTCGTTGTACTGTTCGCTTCGTGATAATTTGACTTATGAGTTACTATTGGTAGTTTACCATTTTCTTTTAACTCTGTCAAGTAAACCAGGTTGTCTGCATTTGGACCTGTCTTGAGGTCAGGACTCCAGAGCGCGAACTTTCCTGTTTCACCCTTCTTCCCCTTGATGTCGTCCCTTGTGACAAATTTAAAACCAAGAGCATCTTTTTTATCGTTCTTGTTCTCAATCGTTGTGATAAAACTTGAGCGGCCGCTGGCGGTGATTTGCTGTTTTTTCATAAGGACATGCTCGCTATCCACTGTAAACTGCTTCTGGATTAGTTCCAAAAAGGAATCTCTGAGGAAGTTCGATAAAGTGTAGTTCTGTTTTCCGCCTTGAACGATTTTGTCGTTGAAGTGATCCAAAAGAAGGTTTACAGAGATTGGAATGTCTGCAATGTTGATTCTGTGCTTAAGTGGGGCAGCGTTAGTGTCCCCACGAAGATTCGCAAGAGACCTTTCAGTAACCGAATCACCCTGCATCTCTTCTGGCACTAGCATTTCCTCGATCTCTTCGGGTGTAACGTCGAGGAATCGTTCCGCGATCTCGTGAGGTTCCAGATCGGTTGTTGCGGCGATTTCGCGAACCTTCTCCCTTAACGCTGCGGATTCATCAACATATTCCTGCTTAATGACCAAAGGTGCGGCGCCGTGGTAATTGATATTTTCCAGAAAATCAACAGGTCCAAGGGCAATGCGGACGTCGTTAGCATCAAACGGATCTTGGAGTTTGTTTTTGAGAAAGGAAGCAATTGCGTGCTCTACAATGTCGCCGAAATACACATACTTAATGTAGTAGTTCTCGTTGTCGTAAGTTGGCAAAAGGGCGCTCTTGATGGCATTAAAGTTCTCTTGGGCCTTCTGGCGAGTATCCTCGTTTTCAGGTAAATTAACTATGGTCTCAGAGAAACTCTTATTGCGGTGTTGCTGGCGAGATTCAAAGTACTCTTCTGCATGTGAACCGAGTTCCCCTGCTAGTTTTTTGGTGACAATGCTAACAGGGGAAGCATGAAGCTTTTTTAAGATCTCTGAAGCGAAGTCTCTGTAAATTATTTTTGTACTCAATTCTGATGCAAAAAGTTCATAGGCATCCGTTCCCTTTAGATCAAACCTGAACCTTCTATCACTCTCGGCGATGCCTGCTTCGAGGTTAATCTTTTCTGTTCTCTTCTTTTCAATTTCCTTGCCCTGTTGTTCAATGGTCTTACTGGTGGCATTTGCCGCATACGCATCTGTTTGCTTGGTTGCTTCTATTTCGCGTGCCAGTCGGCCGACCTTTTTCTTATCAATATCGACCTGTTTTCGTGCCAATTTTCTCTCTTTAAGATATTTCCCTGCGTTGTCTTTTGCGGTGGGGAGTTGCCCCAAGACAGATTTCTTGGGATCTTCAAAATCAGAATTTAGGCGTCCGGTGTAACGAGCACCGATGACGACAGTCCCTGTGTCTTGCAGGTCTATTTCATAATTCATCAAATAGAGGGACATTTCCGTTCTCATGCTTTTGATGACATTTTTAAGGTCTTCGTACCCTTCCCATATGCCGTCACTTTCGTTAACCGAGTATTCAACAACTGTTCTCAGGGCGGTGGAGGTCTTTTCGTCTCTCACGCCGTCGTCTTGGGTGTTGAGGAAACCAGGAATCATCAGGTCTGCGAATTTATACTTTGTTGACTTGCCGTCTTTGTCGATAAAAGTTCGAGGTTCATAAAGGACGTCGATGTTTTGTGCTCGGAACTTGATGTCAACCATGATAATCGTGGATGCCTGATATGGATCTTTTCCTGTGTAACTCCAATCAAAAGATGTTACATTAACACCGTTGGAGGTCGCATACAGGTTTTTAAGAATACCCGCAGAGTTGCCGGCACTGGTGATGTCGAAATACTCTTCAAATTCATACTCTAGTAAGTTCTTGGACTTGTTTGGAGAATCAACCTGATCTTTGTAAATCCTGACTCTCGGTATTAGTGCGGAGTAGTGAATTGGTCGAAGATCCTCAAAGAATGCTGCCATGTTCTTTGGTGCAGAGACGACGGAACCAATGTCGTCAAGGCGAACTTCGAGGTCGGAATCTTTAAAATCGAAACATGCAAAGTTCTTGTGTATTTGCCCCTTTTCTTTTCTCAGTTTTCTTCTTCTTTTTGCCAGTTCTAAGGCGTTATTGAGAACAAGTGCTGCTTCTGATTCTTTGTCTTTTTTGAATTCATCTAGTTTTCTTTTTCGCTCTGCTGCTTTTGCATGGGCTGCGAGTTTTTCTGCTCTAGTTTCTGAAGGTTTTTTGCCTGTTTTATCAAATTCTTCCCTGTTTTGCTTGTTCTCTAACGCGGCGAGGTCGTCCTTTGTCATGCTCAAGTAGTAGGCAGGAAAATTTGCCGTTATGCCAGCTGGTTCAACATGAACGTATGATTCGTCCTCTGCTTTATTTAAATTTGGAAATGTAGAAATGCCGGTGGGCACAAGTCTTTTCAAGTGACCTTTAATGCTTTTTAGAGTTGCATTGCGCCAATCTCTTCGAGCCGATCCGAGTGGGTCATCGAGGAAGGTGATATTGCCCTGGGCGGGGAGGTCGGTGGGTGGGTTTTTAGTTGCTGCTTTGGCGATCCTTTCCAGTTTTGCTTTGGAGACAGGGATGATCTCATACACTCTAAAAGAAAAAAAGAAAGTTGCAATGTTCGTCCCAACATTTGCACCGGACTGCTCGTCGAGTTGGTTGGCGGGATCGACAAAATCTTCTCTCCATGTCTCTGGTGAGTGCCAAGTTTTGCCTCTCCCCAGTTGAGTGTACCCTATGTTGCCCACTTCTGCGGGGCCCTGAGTGTGTGCACGAAGCATTTCTTGACCAATGTAATTAACTTTATACTTGTCAGAGTGCCCATTGACTCGGGGAATTAAATTTTTAGCAGCGTATTTAAGGACCTCTTCGCGTGATTTGGGTTTGTCATTCAGTTCCTTCATGCGGGTCTCGTTGCCGACCTGGACCACAAGGTGGTAGATCTTGCATTTTGAGGCAGCATCGGGCACGATGCCCTTAAGACCTGGATCTGGAATCATTTCCGCTGGGGTCTCGACATAGACCCCTCTATAATAAGTGTCGCTGCCTTCATATGTTTCGTTGTCGCCGCCGTCGGTGAGGTTGGTGACACTCCATTCTTTATCTGTAAAGGGTGTAAAATCTAACGACATTCTCTAGCCTTCCCACAAACTTAAAATGTCTTCCAGTGGAAGTGGAATGTATATCTTGTCCCCCAAGGCAACATGCCCTTCGGTTGGTTTCTTGTTGTACCAAGCGATAATCCACCAGAGTCTAGGATCATTATAATACGTATTTGCTAATTTGTAAAATCTATCTCCAACATTCCACATATGTGCCTGAACTTTTAATTGATCATGGTTTGCCGTGGGGATGGATTGCTGTCTTGTCGTCATGTAGTGGTACAGGCGATCTTTAATGTCTCTATCCTTGAGAATCTTGTTCATATTCTTTTTTCTTGTGACCTTGACGGTCGACTTATCATATCTAGACATGCTTTATTGTCCTCCCGTCGAATTGGTGTCTTTTGGACTTGTTTTGTATGGGAAATTTGGTTGTCGTTGTTCTTTTCCGGTAGAGTTCCAACCCAATGGATGAGTATGTGCTACAGTGAACTGAAAAGACAGTTTAATTGTCTGTGGAAACAGGTCA